GCAAGAATAGACTACCGTATGGATTTTGAAGACAAACTGCGTACATATATGCTGAAGCTGGCACAGACCAAGCCAGTAATCCTGTGTGGCGACCTTAATAATGAACATCCATCACCGATATCAGAGAAAAAAGGTAAGCCAGTTATCCTTTGTGGCGACCTAAATGTTGCTGCAACGGAATTGGACCTTAAGAACCCGAAGTCTAATCGTAAGAACCCCGGCTTTTCCGATGAAGAAAGAGCCAAGTTCCAGCAGTTACTTGAAGCCGGATTTGTTGACACATTCCGTCATTTACACCCTGACCTTGTTAAATACTCTTGGTGGAGTTACCGATTCAGAGCAAGAGAAAATAATGCCGGTTGGCGCATTGATTATTTCATTTGCTCTGAGGATTTAAAAGATAAAATCAAATTTGCAGATATTCAAACAGATGTAATGGGTAGCGACCATTGCCCTGTTATGCTGGATATTGATATTTGATGTTTTCGTAAGGAACATTGCTTTATTGCAGTGTTCCTTTATTTTTTTGCCTTTTAACATAAATATCCAAAACAAATTCATTGTTATTGTCACGGCTGAACTCAACCTTATCAATAACTTTCTTCAAAAATTTGTTCTTTGCGGATGCGCTCATTTCAGCATCATTCATAATTTCTAAAATATCATACAGGTTTTTAATAATAGCCTGCTGTTCAGATGTATCAGGAATTGATGCTTCCAGCTTGGCTATTTCGCCATCTGTATAGGCAAGATTTTCTTTTCGTTTTTCAGTTCTTTCAAAGTATTGCTGTGAAGTATATACACCTTCTTCATAGGCTTCTGAAATTCTATCAATGGCAGCGAGTATTTTTTTGCGCTCTTTTTCTAAATCCGCAATCTGTGATCTGATTTCTTTTTCATCAACATCAGGAACACTTTCCACCTGTAATTCAAAATGGTCTATATGCTGTTGAATTGCAGCAATAAAAGCATTTAAAACATCATCCAAAAAAGCTGATTTCACATTGCAAACTTGTGACTGCCTGTGCATTATGCGAGGTTTAACGTTTTTCTTGTGTTTGAAACTGTTATAAACCATTGCATAACCGCATTTTTTACAAACAAGAATACCGGCGAGAGGGTTGGCAAGTTCATAGTGTGCCTTTGTCTTATCGCTGTAAAAACTGGCTTGTGCGGCTCTGAAAAGTTCATCAGAGATAATAGCTTCGTGTTTGCCCTCGTACTCCATATAATGTGATGTATGGTTGGAACGTGGGCGGCTTTCTACAAGTTTACCATCAACCATTGTTTTAACTTGCATTCTGTCATTCCATCGTACTTTACCTGTGTAGGTTACGTTCTGAAGAATAGACTTGATTGTTGATGCAGTCCACTCACCGCCTTTATAGGTTGGAACACCCATAGCTGTCAGTCTTCTTGCCATTTCGCCCGGTGTAATATGGTCATAGACTTTCCATTCAAATATTTTCTTTACAATAGCTGCTTCGTCCGGTCTGATTGCAAGAGTTTTTGATGTCTTTGTAGAAACCTTGTCATATCCATAAGGGCGAAGGCTGGCTACATAGTTACCTTCGATTACAGCCTGTTTTTTGCCCCTGTCATATCGTTCACGGATGGTTTTGAATTCCTGTCGGGAGAAGAACATTACAAATTCCATATAGCGTTCATCATCAGAATTATGTGCAACATCATATGTTTTTGTAGGTGTTATAACCAACAGACCATCACGATTGTTTGAGTATTTGAAACAGTCAAGAAATGTCTGCATATCCCCCTGATTACCACGGCCCAGGCGGTCAGGGTCAACAACGAGAATACCACGATATTTGCCGGCATAACAGTCCTGAATCATCTGCTGAACCTGGGGACGAGCCGCAATCGTATCACCTGAAACGATTTCCTGATAGATGTGTGCAATATGCAATCCGTTTTTTGCGGCATAGTCAGATAATATCCTTTTATGCCTTGCCAGGGTTTCCCCTTCTCCGTTTTTCTCTGCTTCAAGGTCTTTCCTTGACTTACGGAGATACATACAGTATTTATCCATTTTTTCACCTTCTTTGTGTATTTCATGGTGCCGGTGTTTCTGTTGCCTTATTTTCAGGCATCACCACCTTTAAGCTATAAAATAGTCAAAATTAATATAACAAATATGCTATATTATCAATATTTTTGTATGTTTTGTATAAATTTTCACATTTTTAACTATTGCACAAAAACTTTTTTGCGGTAGAATGAAATCAAATAATAGCAGAAATTACTAATGTATCTGAAAATTTAATTTGTTATAATGACCTTGTAATTTTAGAACACTCGTTCGTGTTTTTTTAGGGAGCGTGCTAACAATGAAAGAACAATACATAGAAAAAATAGTCGAACTATTAGAAAAATGTAATGACATTTCACTGCTGGATTTAGTTTACAAGCTACTTAACAAAAGCGTTTAACATAGAAAGAACGCTATCCAGTTGGTCATCATCAAGTTTTGATGCGGCATTAGAAACCTCTAACACTTTTGAATTCATAAACATTGGATTCATCTCTTTTTCGTGTGTTAAATCAAACAAAACAATCGGATGTTCTTTTTCTTCAAACATACCGCTTATATCTTTTGAACCCAGTTTATACAATTCGTATACCGCATTGAAGAACTTTTCATCAGTTCTCAATTTAACAACGATGTCAGCAATGATATCGTTGTTTTTTTGCATTTGTATATGTTTTTCAGATTTATCTTCAATCAGATCTGACTTTAAAATACCGAAGTAGTCAGCAAGCAGTTCTACCTTATCCATACGAGGGTATTTTTTTCCGTTCACCCAATCTGTTACGGTGTAATAACTTATACCCAATGCTTCGCTAATATCTTTTCTACTCTTATTCTTCAAATCCATATATCTTTTTAAATTTTTCGCAAATACTAATTTGTTGTCCATATCCTCACCACCTTATCCGTACTTATATTATACACTAAAAGCACAATAAATCAATATTTTCACACAGTAAATTGTGCTTTTAGTATTGACTTTTGTGTTTCTTGAGAGTATTATAATATTGTGCTTAAAGCACAACAAATACAATGAAAGTAGGTGTAAAAATGGCATTGACATTAAAAGCGGCGAGAGTAAATAAAGGATATAGCCGTCCTGATGTTATCAATCGTTTAGATGAAAAAGGCATTAAATTAAGTGTAAACACGCTTGCAAGCTATGAAAACTATATTACAAAGCCTGATATTGTTGTAGGTAAAGCACTTGCAGCAATATATGAAATGTCAGTTAATGACATTATCTGGTCAACCGAAAGGTAATTTTTTTAATTCTATATTGTGCTTTAAGCACAACTAAGAGGTATTCACTATGGAAAAGGACAATTACAAAGAATACATAATTCCTGGTAAGGCTATTGTTCGCATTCATGGCGAATTCGATATGGAAGAATTCAAAAAGGCAGCAATATGCCTGGTTCAGGACTACGAAAAAGAAAAAAGAATGAAGGCAAAAAAGCGGCTTACAGAAAGGCAGGGTGAAAATGGCTGTAACAATGACGGTGTTGAAAAGCCGTGAAGAATGGCTGCAGAACCGAATGAAAGGTTTAGGCGGCAGTGAGATTTCCGCAGTGATCGGCTGTAATCCATACCTGGATAACATCGAACTATGGAAAAGGAAAACCGGGCAAGTAGAAGCCGAAGATATATCAGACAAACCATATGTACAATACGGCAATCAGGCAGAACGGCATTTAAGGGGACTGTTCCGGCTGGATTATCCACAATACACAGTGGAATATGTGGAAAACAATTCTTTCAAGAATGACAAATATCCGTGGGCGCTTGCTTCACTGGACGGATGGCTGACAGATGAAAATGGTCGCACCGGTATTTTGGAGATAAAGACCACTGAAATTTTAAATTCAATGTCAAAAGAGCGTTGGAACAATCAGATACCGCAAAATTATTACTGTCAAATTCTCTTATATATGGCAGTTCTTGATGCGGACTTTGCAGTACTTAAATGTCAGCTGAAAAGTAATTTTGATGGAACAGTATACTTACAAACTAAACACTATCATATCGAGCGTTCTGATGTTCAAGACGATATAGATTACCTTATGGAGCAGGGTGCTGAATTTTGGAAGTATGTTGTGGAAAAACACCAGCCGCCATTACAACTGCCACCTTTGTAAAGAAAGAGGTGAATATATGTATAAAATTCACGGTCACTATTATGAAAGACTATATAGAACATATAAGTCTATGGTTACAAGATGCACAAATCCTCAGCGAAAAGATTTTAAATATTACGGTGGCAGGGGTATTAAAGTTTGCGATGAATGGCTGAAAAGTTATGAATCCTTTAAGGAATGGGCAATGGCAAACGGTTATTCAGATGAACTTACACTGGACCGAATAGATACAAATAGCGATTACTCGCCCGATAACTGCAGATGGGTTTCTATGAAAGATCAATGTAATAACAAAAGAAGCAACATCCTTATTACTTTGAATGGTGAAACCCACAATTTAAAACAGTGGTCAAAAATAACGGGCATTAACTATTACACATTGGTAAAAAGATTTCACAGAGGACTTTCCCCTGCTGAAATATTGAAAAAATAAAAAGGATGGTATAGCAGATGGAACTAAAAATTTACAGTCCAACCGATGATGGATTTATAAAATCAATCGATTGGAACCACGAAGAAATCAAAAAGGAAGTGGCTGAAAAGGTCAAGTATTATGCAAGCCTGGTCTATACAGAAGATCAGATTAAGGAAGCAAAAAGAGACCGTGCCACACTCAACAAATTTGTTCAGGCCCTGGAAGGTAGGCGCAAGGAAATCAAAAAACAGTGTCTTTCACCTTATGAAACTTTTGAAAAGCAGATGAAAGAAATCATTGCTATTGTCAGTGAACCTATCAATCTGATTGACAGCCAGGTTAAAGGGTTCGAAGACAAGAAAAAGGAAGAAAAGCTGGAACAGATTCAGGCTTACTACGACAGCGTAGAACCGGAAGAATTTTATTGGCTGGGTTTAGGTGCAATTCTCAACGAAAAATGGCTTAATGCTTCCGTGAAAATGTCAGCTGTACAGGCTGAAATTGATGCAAGGCTGGAACAGATAAACAATGACCTTGTTACCCTGTCAAAATTGCCCGATTTCGCCTTTGAAAGTATCGAAGTATACAAGGATACCCTCGATATGAATAAGGCTATTTCAGAGGGACAGCGCCTTTCTGACATACAGAAAAAGAAAGCCGAAGCCCTTAAACCTGAACCGGATGCTTTCCCTCTCTCAAATGAAGATGTGCCGGAAAGTCCAAAACAGTGGGTGTCATTTAAGGCACTTGTGACCGTTGAAGAAGCCCTTGAATTAAAGGATTTCTTTAACCGCAAAAAAATTCATTATGAAGCTATATGAGGCTTTAAATAAATAAAAAAAGTGAGGTAAAAGTAAATGATTAAAAGTGAAATTGGAAAAGTACAGGTTATGGGTTCCGGCGTTGTGATATCCGTTGAATTTTCAATGATCGTTGCCGCATTAAAAGAAAATTTTGGTGAGGATTTTGTAAATCGTGCTTTTTCAACCGGCATGAAAGCATCAGAAGAAATCAAAGCAGAAAACAGGGAAATGGGTGCTGACCTTGAAAAGCTCCTGGGCGTAAATGTAGACAAAATGGTTGAAGAAATCAAAAATGCAATTCTGAAAAAGGAAGGTAAATAAAAATGGCAGTAAACAATTCAATCGTAAGAAAACCACAGAAAACATCTCTTTCAGCATACCTTTCACAGGATGCCGTAAAGAACAAAATCAACGAAGTAGTTGGCGGCAAAGACGGTCAGCGTTTTATCTCCGCTATCGTATCAGCCACAAACAACAACACAGCCCTGCAGGAATGTCACCAGGGTTCAATCGTGAGTGCTGCATTGCTCGGTGAAGCTCTTAAACTTTCCCCTTCCCCACAGCTGGGCCACTACTACCTTGTACCATTCAACGATAAAGAAAAAGGCAAGGTTGCACAGTTCCAGCTGGGCTACAAAGGATATATTCAGTTGGCTATCAGATCAGGCCAGTATAAAAAGCTGAATGTCCTGGCAATCAAAGAAGGCGAACTTGTACATTTCAATCCACTGGATGAAGAAATCAAAATCAACCTTATTGAAAACTGGGATGAAAGAGAATCCCTTGAAACAATCGGCTACTATGCAATGTTTGAACTTGTTAATGGCTTCAAAAAGGCTATTTATTGGAGCAAAAAACAGATGCAGAACCACGCTGTTAAATACTCACAGGGTTATAAGCGTGACCTTGAAAAAGGCACATCCTGGACATTTTGGAGCAAGGACTTTGACGGTATGGCATACAAAACAATGCTCCGTCAGCTGATTTCAAAGTGGGGCATTATGTCCATCGAAATGCAGACAGCTTTTGATGGTGATATGGCTGTTATCCGTGAAGACGGCACAAAAGACTACGTGGAAACAGACGATGACAATATCATTGTTGCCGACTATGTAGATGTGCCGGGAGAAAATACAGAATCTTCTGTTAATGATGCCCAGGCGGCATTGTTCGGTAAATAAAAGAAAGGATTTATAACATATGAAATCAATCGAATTGAAAGAAATGGTGGGCGGTGTTCTTCAGGAACAGTTTGCAAAATCATTTGAAAAGGTTATCGAAAACCTTTTGAATCCAAACACACCATTCAAACCTACACGCAAAATCAACATTGAGCTGAAATTCACACAGAACGAAATTCGTGACAATGTGCATGTTGCTGTTTCTGTTACAGAAAAACTGGCTTCACAGGCACCTATGGAAACAGCTTTTGCGATTGGTAAAGACCTGAAATCAGGTGAAATCTATGCCGAAGAATACGGCAAACAGATTAAAGGCCAGCAGTCTTTTTCAAACCTTCCGCAGTTTCAGATTGATGTTGGCACAGGTGAAGTCATAGAAGATGAACCGACCAACAGCAACAACGTTATTGATTTAAGAAAAACAGCTATTTTGTAAGGAGATACAACATGATAAGAAAAGCATTAGAGTACATCATCGACCTTAAAACACCATTCATTGACCAGCTTAATGGGGAAATATATTCCGATAAACCTTTGCACCGCATCAGCTACAATCCAAAAGCTGAACCACTTAAACTGAACACACTTTCATCCTTTGTGGACTATATCAGGTCAAATCTTGATGAAAGGGAAGACTCATTCATTCATATCAAAAGCCCTACAAGAATTGAAATGGTTTCAATGCTGGATGATGAAAGAATTCGTGAAAAGCTGATTGTTGTCGACGCTCTTGTTCCGGATTTCCCTTTTGATAGGTACATAGACCACGAACCATTCTGTATCAATCTTCAGTCAAAATTCATTGATGATGCTTCCACAGATAAGGAACTGCTGCTGAAATTTGCAGGTACTGTTGAAGCCGGCACTGTCGCTGAATATGGTGATGATGGTGTTTCACAAAAAGCAACAATCAGAACCGGTATTGCTTCAAAAGGTGAAGCCATCGTTCCTTCCCCTGCTTCATTGAGACCGTACCGCACTTTCCTTGAAGTGGAACAGCCTACATCAAGTTTCATTTTCCGCATGAGACAGGACAGAAACAATGACGTTGAATGCGGCTTATTTGAAGCTGATGGCGGTGCGTGGAAGATTGAAGCAATGAACAGCATCAAACGTTATCTTGAAGAACGTCTGTGTGATATTACTGACATCATCATAATTTCATAAGGGGGCATAAAACAATGAATGTTGTTTGCTTGATGGGCAGACTTACAGCAGATCCGGAAATTCGCCAAACACCAAACGGCATCAGCGTATGCAGTTTTTCAATCGCAGTTGACCGCTATGTGAAAGATGGCGATAAAAAAACAGATTTTATAAATTGCGTTGCATGGCGCAGTAATGCCGAAAATATCGCTCGTTTCTTCGGTAAAGGTCAGATGATTGCTATTAACGGGAGCATTCAGACAAGGCAGTACCAGGACAAAGACACCGGCAAAAATCGCACTGCATTTGAAGTCCTGGTTGACCATTTCCACTTTACCGGTGGTAAGAGCAGCGGCGAAAGTCAACAGCCGGCACCAGCTCCTGTTCAGACACAAGCACCGGCGCAGTCATATCAACAGAAGCCACAGCAAAACTGGCAACAGCAGGCACAGCAGATGGGTTTTGGACCTCAGCATTCAAGATTTTCAACGGCTGACCTGGATGGCTTTTCTACTATATCAGACGATGGCGACTTGCCGTTCTAAAAGGAGTTGATACCGATGCATAAAACAAAATTCTGTGAAATCTGTGGCGGTGAATTTAAGCCAAAAGGCAGAGAAAAAGCCTGTGGGGATGATTGTCGGGAGTTCGGCAAACGACAGTCACGGGCGAAATTTAACGCCAAAGCAAAGGCTATGAAAAATAAGCATAAGCCTACAAACTGGTCTGAAATCACCAAAAAATGCAAAGAAGCCGGCCTTACCTATGGACAGGCAGTTGCCAAAGGGGTGATCTGATGCAACGGAATAAATACAGGAATGAAAAAGTTACATATAAGGGTTTCGTTTTTGACAGCAAAAAGGAAGCTCGAAGATACAGTGAATTGCTTCTGCTCGAAAGAGCAGGGGCAATCACAGATATACAAATGCAGGTCAAGTTTGTGCTTATACCCACCCAGCGAGAACCAGACACAATCGGCAAAAGGGGCGGTATACATAAAGGAAAACTTCTTGAACGGGAGTGTAGCTATGTGGCCGATTTTGTATATAAAGACCTTAAAACCGGTGAAACCATTGTTGAAGATACAAAAGGTATGCGAACGGAAGCATACATTATCAAACGTAAGCTGATGTTGAAAATACACGGCATCAGAATCCACGAAATTTGATATTGGAGTTGAATGAGTAATGAGTATAAAAGAACTAAAACAAACATCTGAATTGGTTAAACACCTTTTGAAAACCAAACCGGAAACAAGAAACAGCGATATGCTGCTTTATGTTGAAGTATGCAGAGCCATAAACCCTGGAATAGTGAATTATCCAATGTGGCATGTACTTCTCAATTTGAAAGAATTCGGTTTACCGAACACTGAAACAGTCAGACGAGCCAGACAGAAAATTCAGGCACAATTCCCCGACCTGGCATCAGACGAACGGATTCGGCGCAGGAAAGCTGACCGGGAAGAAGATTTCAGAATATTTGCAAGGGAGAACGTTTGATATGAAAGAAAGCACCATTGTTATCAATGCACAATTTACATATTTCAGACAGCACGACGATGATATTTCCTTTGAGCTGGACAAACACCTTATAGCGGATGAATTAAAGCATTCCTGTAATGCTGACAATGTTGTCGTAACCAGCGCAAAGGTATTTGAGGGAGGAAAACATGGCAAAAAGAAATAAAGGGCCGGTCAATTATAAAACAAACCCGGCTGTCGCTTACAGAATGGGTTTTGAAGCCGGATTAAAGGAAAGCAATATCCAGGGCTTTATGGCATCAAACATTATGCAGTTACTGGCTTTTTACAATGTTGTGGGTAACCACATCAAAACGGAGAAAACTCAGGCGAATATCGCAAAAGATATGGAAATCGAAATGAGCCGTCTGTTTATGGAAGAATTCCAAAATGATATCGACAATACCGCTCTTGCCATCGAAGCTGTAAACCGTATCAGACGAACTTATAAAATGGAGCCTATTGTGTGGGATACTACTCCCCCACAGGCTGCCAGTGGTGCAAAGTCTGAAAAGTACAGACAATATCTCGCAAGTAGCAGATAACAGGGAGATCAGGCTTTATGGAACATAAAAGAGAAACAAAGTGCGAGTTGTTCAATGATAATTTTCAGAACTACAAACGCTATAACATCCCTAAACGGCAACTTGTAATTGCTGATATTCCCTACAATATCGGTGTAAATGCCTTTGCAAGTAATCCAGCCTGGTATAACGATGGCGACAATTCCAACGGTGAAAGCAAGCTGGCAGGTAAGCAATTTTTTAACAGTGACAGCAATTTTAAAATCGCTGAATATATGCACTTTTGTAGCAAGCTGTTAAAGCCTGAACCAAAAGAAACAGGCAAGGCTCCGGCAATGATTGTCTTCTGCTCCTTTGAACAAATGCAGACTGTCATTGATTATGGCAAAAAATATGGATTTATGAATAGCTATCCCCTGTTCTTCATCAAAAACTATTCTGCACAGGTTTTAAAAGCAAATATGCGAATTGTCGGTGCAACAGAATTCCGGGTGGTCTTATATCGTGATAAACTACCGAAATTCAACAATAACGGCAAAATGATTTTTAACTGGATAAAGTGGGAGCGTGACGGCGGCAAATATCCGAAAATCCATCCTACACAAAAACCGGTGAATCTGCTAAAACATCTGATTTCAATATTTACCGATGAGGGCGATGTGGTCATTGATCCGTGTGCTGGGTCTGGTTCTACATTAAGAGCCGCATATGAACTTGACCGCAACAGCTTCGGCTTTGAAATCGACAAAAACTTTTACAGAGAAGCAAAAGAGAAAATGATAAACAATTTCTCTTTCCAGCTGGAACTTAAATAGGGGGATAAAATGATAGATTTTATAAATTTTCTCATTCTGCTTGTGTGGTCTTTTTTCAAGCTTCTTTTCAGCGTAATGATGTGCTGCATAACAATTTTAGTTTTTAAACCACTGCTGCAGGAAGTATCAAAAATAATTTCTGACTTTTGGGAAAGCATTAGCTGGACTTGGGAAGAAATCAGGCTTATGGAAAACAGCGAATATGGCGAGGGAACATAATGCACGAAACTATCAAACTTATAAAAAAGCACAAGCACAAATTATCATATCAGCAGTATAGAACACTTATAGGTCAGTGCCTTGCCGGTGACTGTATCGGCGCAAAAAAGGGCCTGTATCGCATCCTTAACAGGAGAAAGGAGAAGAAATGAATACTGTTAATTTAATCAATCTCGCAAAAAAATGCGGCAGCGGCGAATGTTGCCCTGACGACTGCCACTATGAAGATTACGATAATCCGGACAACACAATTAAGTGTATGGAAGGCTTGATTATGGCACTCGCTGAAAGACTTGAAAACACAATAGCCAAAGATTGGAGGGATAAACCTATGGCAAACACCGAAAAAGTTACAAATTTTGAAAGAATTAAGTCAATGAGCCTTGAAGAAATCACAAAGGTTTTAGGGTATATGGCTGAAAATATGGAAGACTGTACTGTTTGTCCGGCGTTTGAATATTGCATGTCAAACGATGTTGAGGATGAACCTTCCTGCACTGACCGTATGGAACACTGGCTTAAAAACGAGGCTCGCAGAAAATGACACCAATGGAAGCCTGGCACATTATCAGTGCCAATCTGATGCAACTCTACAAATGGCGTAGAGCTAATAACCCTAATTTTAAAGGCTATACCGATGCCGAAGTGGAAGCAGAGGTTATCTGTTTTAAAGCATTGGAAGAAATGCAGGAAAAGGAAAAGCAAAATGGAAAGAAATAAATTAATTGAAATTGCCCGATCTTGTGGCAAAGGCGACTGTCACCCTGATTGCCCATACAGAATTCCAGAAGGAAAAGACATTGTAGACCCTCTGTTCTGTATGGAAGACCTAATGACAGCTGTCACAGGCCAATTTGAAAAAGCTATGGCAGATATAGAGTACGCCAAAAGCTGTTACACCTGTTTACATAACGGAAAAAGCTATAAAGAACCACCGTGTTCCCTTTGTACCCCTTTGGAATTTGATGAATGGCAGTGGAAGGGTGATTCTGATGATATTTGAAATTTTTAACCGGAACGGCCACCGTGTATTTTGGACGGAATATGAAACCTGTATTCCGTCCAAAGAACAGCTGAAACATATGCAAAAAGTGTCCGGCTATATTTTCAAGCTGGACGGAAAGAGGTATAAACCATGAGTAAATTGATTGTGTTTATCTTATGATAAATCACAACATTTCTCTTTGCCATAATCTGACAGGCTACAATTATCTTAAATTGTAACCCATCAGGCTACATTTCATCAAGTATGCAAAGCCGTAGGGAGTGTTTTGCATTGCATCCTTGCATTCTTGAAATCAACAAATGATATGAGGAGAAAAAAATGGAAAATAAAATCATGCAGCTTGCTGAAAGAAACGGCATTGCCGGTGTGTTTAGGCACACTATTCAGGAAGCATCAGAGCTGATCCAGGCTATCACCAAATTCGAGGAAAACTTCGACTACACAGATTTAGAAAATCTGTTAGGTGAAGTCGCTGATATAGAAGTAATGCTGGCGCAGTTGGAATATGTACTTCACCATAAAATACACAGTGAAAGTATACAGCGAATAAGCCGGTACAGAGAACAAAAAATAGACCGCCAGATTACAAGATTCGGTCTGAAATGAAAAAATTATAGGTTAAATGAGTAATGAAATTAATTAAAACTTTAATAGCTGTTTCTCCCTTTTATATAGCACTGATTGTTATAATTGGCTGCTTAATAGGACCTGACAGCTGAAAGAAGGTGTAAATATTGGCAGAAATAAAGTGGATAAAACTTACTGTCGATATGTTCGACAACAAAAAAATAAAGCATCTGCGAAGATTGCCGGAAGGTAATAATATCGTTCTGATATGGGTTATGCTCCTGACAATGGCCGGAAAATGCAATGCCAATGGACTGATATACCTTACTGAAAATATCCCATACACCACCAAAATGCTTGCGGATGAACTTGACTTTGAAGAAAATACCGTCAAATTGGCATTAGAAGCCCTGGCAAGGTTCGATATGATTGTAATGGATGGCGATTACTTAACAATCTCAGGATGGCAGAAGCACCAAAATATTGAGGGTATGGACAAAATCAGAGAGCAAAATCGCATCAGAAAACAAAATCAAAGGGCAAAGCAAAAGCTGGCACTGTCACGGGACAGTCACGGGACGGTCACGCAAAGTCACGCAACAGATAAAGATATAGATAAAGAAAAAGAAGAAGATATAGATAATACTATATTACCATCCGGTGAAAAACCATCCAAACTAACAAAAGCTGAAATTGACGAGTTTTTTGAATACATATGGTCAAAATACCCTGTGAAAAAGGGCAAAGGACAAGTATCTGATTCAAAGAAAAAAGAACTGTTTGGAATAGGTGCAGAGGAACTTGAAAGAGCAATCAAACGCTATCTGACTGACCTTAAAAAAGAAGAATGGCGTAAACCACAAAACGGCAGTACATTCTTTAATTCAGGATATGTGGATTATCTTGATAGTAATTATGAACCACCGGTACCAACAGATGAACCACAGCCGGTTAAAGACCGTCCTTTATCTGACTATGACAGGTTTATGGGTGAATTAAAAGCTATGTATAACGAAAGCGAGGAATAAGCTATGGCAAGTAAAAACTTAATAATGCGTATGATTGCAGGCTTTAGAAATACATATCAAACATTCGGCAGGGATGCTGATGTTAAAATGCTGGTTGATTTATGGGGAGCTGCCTTACAGGAGTTCCCCGATGATATAACAGAAAAGGCATTTTTAAAAGCCTTGCAGACTTGCAGATTCGCACCTGTACCAGCTGATATTGTTAGCATCATAGAATCAATGGTAAGGGCAAACGAACCATCAGACGAAGAATTATGGTCTGTATTCACAAAAGCATTGCGTGAGGTTGATACCCAGGTTTATCGCATTTCTTTTCCTATACCGGGCATTGATCCACGAGATGAAATTCAAAAAGTATGGGATAACCTACCGGACAAGCTCCAGCAGTATATCGGCAGTAAAGGCGAATTGATGCGAATGTCCAGTTATGGCGACAACGAACTGAAATTTGAAAAGAACAACTTTCTGAAAACAATGCCAGCTATACATACAAGACTGGAATTCTCCGGTTTATCGCTTGAACATAAATCAAGCGACAATCTACTGTTGGAAAAATAAAAAAGGAATGCGAGGTTAAAGTTGAATGAGGGCAAAAGAATTTCTGCAACAGTATGGCAAGCTGAAAATTCTTATTGAAAACAATAAAAAGCAAGCTAAACAATGGCGAGCAATGGCCGCTGGAACTACATCCCGGTTCGGAACTGACAAAGTGCAGTCTTCCGGAAATCCGGATAAAATGGCAGATGCTATTGGAAAGGCACTTGCCCTGGAAGATGAAAACGCAAGGGCGATGTTAATTATGACAGACATTGAAAATGTGATAAAACAGTTGAGCGCAAATCAATATGATTTACTCAACATGGTGTACATTGACGGGTTATCCCTGGGAAAGGTAGCAAAGAAAAAGAATTACACCTATGATGGTGTCAAAGCTGCACACCGCAGAGCATTAAAAGGCGTGCAAAACATCCTTGACGAAAGAAAATTCTAAAAAATGAACCTTTTTGTCACCAAATGTCTCCGTTTGTACCCTTGTTTTCAAAAAAAGGGGTGTTATAATTATACTTGTAAAGGTTTTGTTTCCACCCTTTATTGAATGAAAACCGCTGGGCTTATTGCTTGGCGGTTTTTTCGTGTTCAAATTTTTATTGCTTGTTAGATAAATACTACAAAAGAAACGAGAGATGAACATTGGCCGGATTTACTTATAAGCAGCAGTATGCTGTCATTGTAATGTGTAAAGACGAAAAAGAGCAGGAAAACATATATAACCGCCTGAAAGAAGAAGGCTATAAGCTAAAGGTGGTGGCCGTATGACAAAGATTGAAATTCACAACAGGGTGAGCGACTTTGATTCGTACCGGGCCGCAAGGGTGAAAAGCCTGTTCAATGCTGAAAGTGGCTGTAACTTCGATTTAGTCATTGATGATGTTGATCTGACCGGAGATTGGAATATCGGCGTAGTTGTGGGTCCATCCGGTTCAGGTAAAACTTCCATCGGTAAACAGATATTCGGTGAAAACAAGATTATCAATCTATCAGACAACTGGAACAGCGACAGACCTATTGTTGATGATATAGCCGCAGATGGTGATTTTAACCTGGTTACCGGTATGCTTGCCGCTGTCGGCCTGGGTGATGTTCCAGCGTGGCTCCGTCCGTTCAGTGTTCTTTCCAACGGTGAACAGTTCAGAGCTGGGCTTGCACGGTTAATCTGTGAAAAGCCGGACGAAGTAGTAATTGATGAATTCACCTCTGTGGTTGACAGGCAAATTGCCAAAATCGGCGCAAATGCTTTTCAAAAGGCGTGGCGCAGAGAAAACCCGGATGGTAAAATCGTACTTTTAACACCGCATTATGATGTCGTGGACTGGTTACAGCCTGATTGGGTGATTGATACAAAAACACAGTCTTTTGAAAGAGGCTGTCCCCGGCGCAGACCAAATATTGAACTGGAAATACGGAAGGTCAACGGAAGTTACTGGCGATATTTTAAGCCGCATTATTATTTAGACTTACCGATGCCGATTGCAGCTGAATATTTTGTCGGCACTGTTGATGGTGAGCTGGCTTGCCATCTTGCTGTTTCTCCCTGGTTCCACCTTAAAGGTTACAGAGCTACACGCCTTGTAACTATGCCGGAGTGGCAGGGTGCAGGGGTTGGCACTCGCTTTTTAGAAGCAATAGCAGAATATCACCTGCAAGGGAACGGCAGAAAAAACAAACAGTTCCCTACATATTTTCACACATCCCATCCACAGCTATGCTCTGCCCTGCGCCGTTCTGATAAGTGGGTTCAGACTTCCGCAAAGCTGTATGGCGATAACAAAGCCAGAAGCATAAAGTCGCATGAAAAGTCTGCAAAGCGAAAAGGAAAGGAACACCTGGGCAGTGGTTTTGGCGGTCATTTTCGGGCCGTTCAGGGTTTTAAATACATCGGTAGGGGTGTAACCCTATGATGCAAATAAAAACCGTAATTCAGCCAATAGACCGGGCATCGTGCTTTGATGCACTTGTAAATTGTCTGCAGGTTGATGGCTGGAAACTTAAAACAAGAAAAATCATAAATACTCCGGGCGAACTGTCAGAAGCATTCAATGTTTCTATGGTTCGCCTTTTGTATGCTGAACTGGAACGGCACGATCCGCCGTATCCGGAAGAAGTAACTATATAACAGAAAGGTGGTGTTACAGGATGGCAAGAAAAAGAAAGCTCCAGGATAGGCAAAAGAAATTCGCTGACGAGTATTTGATTGACCTGAATGTAACACAGGCCGCAATAAGAGCCGGGTATACAGAGAACTATGCCCACACAAATGCTTCAAAGCTGTTACAGAATCCACTTGTAGCAGAATATATCCAAAAAAGGCAACAGGACAGGATAGAACGAACCGAAATCACACAGGATATGGTGCTGAAAGAACTTGCAATTATTGCTTTCTCCAATGCCACTGATTATGTGAAAGTTGTTGAAAAGGAAGCAATCGTTGAAACAATGGACGGTGGACAGGTTCCGGTTCTCGATAAAAATGGTAATCCTGTTATGTATAAAACAGTTGAGCCGGTTCTGACATCTGAACTGACAGAGGACCAGCGAAAAGCCTTGAACATTATCAAAAGGGGCCGTGATGGCTTTGAGGTCAAACCATACGATAAGGTCAGGGCGTTGGAACTGCTGGGTAAACACCTGGGTATGTTCACTGAAAAGGTTGATGTGAGTGGTGAAATAGCTATTCCTGTATTTGGGGGTGAAGATGCCCTTGAAGATTGATGTATTAGGCACAAAATACACGCTGAAACGTGTAAACAGGGGCCAGGATGCCTATATGGATAAAATGGGCTTTGCCGGTTATTGTGATAATAACAAAAAATATATTGCTATTCTAAACTTAAAGTCATTGCCTGATTGGGCAGACGAACCGGAACAGTCTATTGTTCGCCAGGAAAAAGAAACTATCAGGCACGAACTGATCCACGCTTTCCTTAATGAAAGTGGGTTGAGTTGGTCTTCCCTGGGAATTGAAAACGCCTGGGCAAAAAACGAAGAAATGGTGGATTGGTTCGCTATTCAAATGCCGAAGCTACTGAAAGCATTTAAGGAAGCCGACTGTATATGAAGGCTAACTATAAAAAATATTATCTACCTGATATTGTTGGTAGAGGTTATAAGCAATATTGGAACTTCAAAGGCAGATATAGGGTAAATAAAGGCAGCCGTGCATCGAAAAAATCGAAAACAACGGCTCTGTGGTTTATTTACCATATGATGAAACATTCACGGGCAAATACCCTGGTTATCCGTAAAACTTACAGAACATTAAAGGACAGCTGCTTTGCCGAATTGAAATGGGCTGTAAGGCGTTTGGGCGTTGAACACCTATGGCAGTTCAAAGAAAGTCCGTTGGAAGCAACCTATAAGCCAACCGGACAAAAGATATACTTCAGGGGCCTTGATGATCCACTGAAAGTGACATCCATTACTGTTGAAATCGGTGTTCTTTGCTGGGCGTGGATTGAAGAAGCCTATGAAATCAACAAAGAAGAAGATTTCGATATCATAGACGAATCCATCCGTGGTGAAGTGCCAGAAGGACTGTGGAAACAAATCACCCTGACATTTAACCCGTGGAATGAACGCCACTGGATTAAACACAGATTTTTTGATGATCTGATAGGCTACGATGAAGACGGCAGACCAAAATACAGGGAAAGAAAAAACCCTGTGTCTGATGACGGTGAAATTCTCGCAATTACAACAAACTATATGTGTAATGAATGGCTGGATAAAGCCGACCTTGCTGTTTTTGAGAGAATGCGAAAAAATAACCCTCGCCGCTATTCCGTTGCCGGTCTTGGTAATTGGGGTATTATTGACGGCCTTGTATATGAAAACTGGCGTGAAGAACGATTCGATTATACAAGCGATGAATTCAAGAGAGAACATCCAGGGCTTATTTCTGTGTTCGGTCTTGACTTTGGTTATACAAATGACCCGTCTTCCCTGTTTTGTGGCTTATTGGATAAAAGCAATAAAAAGCTATATGTCTTTGACGAAATGTATGAAAAAGGCATGAGCAATAAAAAGATTTTTGATACAATCACAGCTTTAGGCTACAAAAAAGAAAAGATTACAGCTGATAGTGCTGAACCGAAATCCATTGACGAACTGAAAGGCTATGGTTTAAGGGTAAAGGCTGCTGTCAAAGGTAAGGACAGCATTAAAAACGGTGTCCAGTGGATACAGGATTTAGAGATTATCATTCATCCTCAGTGTGTAAATTTTCTTACTGAAATATCAAACTACACCTGGAAAAAAGATAAGTTTGGCAAAAAGCTAAACGAACCGGAAGATGATAGTAACCACCTGATGGATGCTATGCGCTATGCCCTTGAAAAGCATATCAGAAATAAAGAATGGCTTGTATAGCAAGTTAAAGTGTGGAGTAAAGCGGAGTAAAACCGAGTAAATCCCCACTTTTAATGCCGTTTTTTGAAATCATTTCGCAAAAATGACACTTTATAACTCAAAAAATCAATTTTTACCATCAAAAATGCAAAGTATACTTGTAATTCTTGCAAGTTACCAGCAAGTAAAAAAACAGCATTCCTCGCCAGCCTGCACAGGAGCCGGCAACTCATAATGTCGTCAACCTCCTACGGTCACACTCGGTGGTCGTCGCTCCTGGTGGGCTGTTTTAATATATTTACTCTATCAAACGAAAGGGAACACAAATGCTTACACTGGCAGAAATTAAAAAATTCATTGATGCGGACAGAAGCTCTACAAAAAAGAAGCTCGCAAGAATAGGCCAGCGCTATTATGACGGTGACCACGATATAAAAGACTATAAACTTTTCTACTATGACGATGACGATAACCTGGTAGAAGATAAATACCGCAGCAATATCAAAATTTCACACCCATTTTTCAAAGAGCTTGCAGAACAGCTTACATCCTATATGTTCTCCGGCCTTGATAATCCAATCAGGGCAAAACAAGGAATGGAAAACAGCCAGGAACTGCAAAAGCATCTTGATACATACTTTGACGATGAATTTTGGGCTGAAGCCAGCGACCTTGTATTAGGCGCTCACAACAAAGGCTTTGAATATCTGTATGCGTATATAAATGCTGAAAACAGACTGGCTTTTATGTGTGCTGACAGCCTGGGCGTTGTTGAAGTTGAAGCAAAACTGGCCAGCGACAAACAGAACCATGTTCTTTACTCATATATTGACCGCATCACATCAGACGGCAATAAAGTTAAAAAGATTGAAGACTGGACAGCACAGGGCATCAGCTACTATGTACAGGTTGATGATGGCAAAATCCAGGATGACGAAGAAGTCCGGATTAATCCTCGTCCTCATGTTGTTTATACAGTTCGTAAAACTGGCAAGATGAAGGGCAGGTCATTTGGATATATTCCGTTTTGGAGATTGGACAATAATCAGAAGCAGATCAGTGCAATCAAACCAATTAAAAATCTGATTGACGACTACGACCTGCACAGCTGTTCTCTTTCCAATAACCTGAAAGACTTTGATATGCCGTTGTATTTTGTGCGTGGTTACGGCGGCGATAACCTTGATAAGCTCCAGCGCAATTTGAGAACAAAGAAAATTGTCAGTGCTGACGATGATGGCGGTATTGATGTAAACACTGTTGATATTCCATACCAGGCACGAAAAGAAAAACTCGAAATTGACGAAAAAGCAATCTATCGTTTCGGCTTTGGCCTTAATACCGCAGGGCTTAAAGATACAGCGGCAACAACAAATATCGCTATTAAATCAGCCTATTCCCTGCTTGACATGAAAGCCAACAAAATGGAACTGAACCTGCGCCGACTGTTGAAAGATATTATCAAAGTTGTACTGGATGAAATCAATGCAGCCAATAAAACCAATTATCAGCTGACAGACATTGAATTCGACTTCCAGCGCAATATCATGGTAAACGAACAGGAAAACGCACAGACAGAAAAAACAAAGGCTGAAACAAAACAGATTGAAACAACCACAATTATGAATGTTGCTTCCACCCTGGATGATGAAACAGTGGTAAAAGCCATTTGTGATGTTTTGGATATGGACTATGACGAAATCAAGGACAAACTGCCAAAATCACCGGAAGATGAGCTGGCCGCTGTCAAAGATGCACTTAATGGGGCATTGATTGATGAAGAAGTATGAAAAGGAAATCCTGCAGGACAGGCTTGATTCGGAAGAAAAGCTGTTAAAGGAACTGGAAAAGGTTTTTGAAAAAGCGGCGAAAGATTGTGCCGACAAAATAGCGGCATTATCGGCTCGCACTGACCTTGAAAATCTTCAAAGTATCATTTACCAGGAACAATATCAAAAGGCACTGAAAGCCGAAATTGACGGCATCCTGAGCCTTTTACATAGCCAGGAATTCAAGTCGATTTCAGAATACCTTACAGTTTGCTATCAGAATGGTTTTATCGGCACAATGTATTCACTGCACAAACAGGGTATTCCTCTTATCTTCCCTATTGATCAGAAAGCCGTTGTCCAGGCTGTTCAGCTGGACAGTAAAATCAGCACTGGTTTATATATGCACCTGGGCGAAAGTGTTTCTGAAATGAAAAAGAATATCAGAGCCGAAGTTTCCCGAGGTGTTGCCAGTAATCAGAGTTATAATCAGATTGCACAGAATATCGCAAAAGGAATGAACACACCTTTTACAAAAGCCCTGTTTTATGCCACACGAATTGCCAGGACAGAGGGCGGCAGAATTGCCAATACTTCTGCTATGGATGCTTGCTACAAAGCAAGGGATATGGGCGTAGATGCAAAAAAACAGTGGGATGCTACTCTTGACCACGATACTCGCCGTTCACATCGAAAAGTTGACGGTGAAGTTCGTGAGCTTGATGAACCATTCTCTAATGGCCTGATGTTTCCTTGTGATCCGTCCGGAGCCGCTGCCGAAGTTATTAATTGCCGATGCGCTCTCTTGCAAACATCAAAGTGGGATTTAGACGAAGAAGAGCTGGAACACTTAAAAGAGCGTGCCGCATATTTTGGTCTTGATAAAACTGAATACTTTGAAGAATTTAAACAGAAATACTTACAGGCTTCTGATTCTGTTGAGTGGTTTGAAATGGTTAATTATAAAGGTGCCGCTGATGTAAAAACCATAAAAAGTCTTGAAAACAGCCTGGCTAAAATGCCTGTAAGCCATAGAACTTTGGCAGAAACAGTGATAGATACTATCGAAATTGACGATAACCCTATACAAAGTGGTTATAGTGCAAAATTGAAGAAAATTATCTACACTACTGCATCAAACGACCCGGATGTAATTATTCACGAATACGCTCACGCTCTCGCCTATGCGAAAGGCATTGAAAATGACAAAAAATTCATAAGTATTCGTGCGAAAGGTCTTGAAAATCTCACTATCGCCGATGTAATATATGATACAGAAAACTTTGCAAAGGAAATTTACAGAGTTGAAAGCGACAAATTCATAAGTATGTATCAGGGCAGACTTTATGAAGAACAAGGTTTTTATAGTGGTCAGGGATTAGACTTTAGTGCTATGTTAGATTATTTCTCCGAGGGATATAAGGAATATATCGTAAATCCGGAAAACCTGAAAAAGCACGACCCTGATTTATTTGATTATATCGAGGGTATCGTATGACAAAACAGGAAATCTTAAAATTACAAAAGCGCAGTGAAATTATGAAGGCTTTATCCGAAAACAGGGATATTTGGGATAAAGAACTTTCAGACCACTTAATCAAGGTAACAAAAAAAGAAAACAAAAAATTATATGGGGATGAAGATTTTCTCGACGACCCAATTCAACTTAAAGCACCTTAACCGGGTGCTTTTTTTGTGGGCCAATAGCTCACAGGAAAGGAAAAGCGATGTTTAAAGGAACAACACCAACGCATATATTCTCAATACCGTTTCATGTGCAAATGGTAAAAAAGGTTTTGGTGGTTTACTCGCAGAACGGAACTGAAATCCTGCGAAAACAAAAAGAAGATTGCATTTTGGAAGAAAACACAATCAGCATCCCTTTGACACAGGAAGAAACATTTAAGTTCGACCACAAATGCAATGTACAAGTTCAAATAAGAGTGCTGACAACAGAGGATATTGCTTACGCTTCGCCTATCTTCGTCAAGTCAGCAAAACAGTGTTTAAGTAAAGAGGTGATCTGATTATGAAAAATTGTATGTTTAATGTCCGCTTTGCCGAAATGGTTCGTGGTGCTTCCGCTTATGAAGTAGCACTGCGAAATGGTTTTGACGGTACAGAAGAAGAATGGCTTGAATTCCTGAACGCCACAATTACAGGTGCAACGGCATCAGTTGATAACAGCACCGGTATTCCTTCTGCAACTGTTACACCGGGCGGCACACCTAAAGCGAGAACCTTCCACTTTGATTTTCATAATATCAAAGGCGATAAGGGCGAAAAAGGCGATACCGGTGAACCATTCACTTACAGTGACTTTACACCCGAACAGCTTGAAGCTTTAAAAGTAAAAGGCGATAAAGGTGATAACGGAATTTCAGTAACACACAGCTGGAATGGCACAATCTTGACTGTGACTTCTGCAAGTGGTACTTCTTCCAAAAACCTAAAAGGTGACAAGGGTGATAAAGGCGATAAGGGTGACAGGGGCAGTCAGGGTATTCAGGGTATTCAGGGCGTTCAAGGTAAAAAAGGCGATAAAGGTGATAAGGGTGATACTTTCACTTATGACGATTTTACTGAAGCACAGCTTACTGAAATTATCGCAAATGTCGCAAAAAGAATCGAGGCAGTCAGTTGCCTTAACACTGTAATTTTAGGATAGAAAGGAAAATAATTATGTCTTACGAAAAACAGAATTTTACAGCCGGTCAGGTTCTCAAAGCTGAACATCTGAACCACATGGAAGAATATTTTTCCAAATGTCCACAGGCTTATTCAGAAGAAGCTGTTGTTGAAATATTACCTTCAATCGTTATGAAAGCGGATGAAGAAGGTATGATGCTTATTTCAAAACAGATAAATGTGATTGCGGGTGAAACTTACACAGTCAAATGGAATGGTACAGAATACACTTGCACAGCAAGGGCTGTTGAAGGTGTTCCATATTACATTCTTGGTGATGCAGCTGCGGCAGGGTTGGAAGGCGTTGAAAGCACTGGTGAACCTTTTGTGGTGCTTTGCATGACAGAATTAGTGGATGGTATGTATGGCGCAGCAATGTCACTTGAAGGTTTAGCCTATGCTTCACTTTCTATCTTTGGTAAAAGTGAAGTTGTTGAACCTATTGATGATAAATACATCAATTCACTTTGGTTGCCTAAAACCAAAAAAGTTGAAAGCGAAAGATATAGAACTACTTTCACACCAACAGACACAAGTGGGTACTTTTTGAATTATAGACATATGACATATTTCAATTTGGAATTGTGGGCTTTCATCAAAGCAAAAATTATTTTTGATGGTGTAGAATATATAGCATCACCTACTGTTAGTTATTATAATGGAAATCCAAACTGGATGCTTGTACCAGAAGGATATTCCACAGAAAATGCACCTTTTCTTTTAAGTGGTACATTTGGTTCAACTGGTGATTATGGTGGTGTTTACACACAAACAAATGAACAGCACACTATGATTATATATATTATAGCTGAAGAAATCATCACAATGCCTGAAGAATTCATGCCTGAAAGTGTTGAAGGTGTTGTTGTTAGAAGTTCAACAGAAGGCAGCACAAAACTGTTCAAAATCACAGTTGATGACACTGGTGCAATCAAGGCAACAGAAGTGACAACTTAATAATTGATTAAAGGACACTTTCACAGTGTTTTCGTGTATCAAATATACATTAGCAAGCAATGGCTCCCGGAAAAAAAGGTAATTTTTCCGGAGCGCCGTTCCAGGGCTCTGCCCTATGACCCGAAGGCTGTTCCCTCACAATTTATAACACCGGATTTCATCCGTAAATTGTGAGTTGCCCTGCGGTCAATCGCTGTCGCTCTATGTTTGGAGCAAGCTCCAATGAAAAAATCCTTTATGGTTTATATCCTTTCTTGCGGTATATATATACCAAACTAACAACGAAAGGATATTTTACCATATGGGCAGAATAAGTAAGATGTACACCCAGCAGAAAGACTGGAAAATATATGCCATCGTCTTTCCAAACGGCAGAGATTTCTTTGTGGGTATGACTTCACAGGAAGGTTTGAGAGATACATACAAAAACCATTTTATCTTGCGAAACAGATTCACCAGGCGGCACTTTGAAAATGCCAAAGCCAAAAACCTTGTGCCGGATATGTACTTGCTGGAAGTATTCAAAGGGACAAGAAGCCAGACTTTTTCAAGGATAGTCGCCTGGGCGAAAGTGCTTATTGATAATGACTACACCAGTGTTAATGGCGAAACATTTGTATCTTACACCGAAGATATGCTGGAAAGGACACAGCAATATTATGAGGAAATCGCAGATGCTGATGTGCATAATTTAATGGCAGCGGAAAAGTCACTGTTCCCGAAATATAAGACAAAGAAACAAACCCGGAAGCGACAAAAAATATGTATCAACCTGACACCGGAAGAATACGACATTATCGAACAAAGGGCAAAGGAAGCCGGCTTCAGAAGTTTAAGTGCTTATTGTAAACACATGGCTCTTAAAGGTGAAATATATGTTTTGGCTGACCCTATTCCATCTGAATACACAAAAGCCCTTCGTGAGAGCATACAGACAATAAAACAGTCTATTGTAACTATATATGCTCTTGAGCAGTATTTCCCTTACGATCTGCAAAGGATACAGGAATGTGTTGATATTGTTCAGGAACATTACAAATTGATTGTAAGGGAACGCCGAAAGATATATCGCTATATCAACAAACAAAACAAAATAAACTGATTTTAAGGACATCTTCGGATGTCCTTTTTATATGCCCTGAATACGGCGTTAAACTGTTCACCACATCGGGGTCGATGTAAAATACCCATTCCAAAATTCATGGCGAGAACATGTAAAAATGCGTACAGAAAGGAATTTAAAAATGACATTAGCAGAACTTCTCAAATCACACGGTATTGCAGATGATGTAATTACCAAAATTACAGCTGACATGAAGGCAAATAAGATTTTCACAACCGGTGAAGAAAATCTTGATATCCGTTATGGAAAGCTGAAAACAGATTTTGATAATCTGACTGCTCAGCACAGCGAATCTACCAAACTGGTTGAACAGCTGAAAGCCGGTGCAAAAGACAATGAAAAACTTCAGGGACAGATTACAGCTTACGAAACACAGATTGCTGACCTGAAAAAACAGGCAACAGAAGCCGCACTGGCGGCTGAAATCAAAGTGGCACTGCTGGCCGCAAAAGCAACTGATGTTGATTACATGACATTCAAGCTGAAAGAAAAAGGCGAACTGGAACTGGACGAAAACGGCAAAATCAAAGGTATTGATGATAAAATTGCCGGTCTTAAAACCCGGTATCCGAATCAGTTTGAATCAGCTTCCACAGACGATGACAAAGACATTGATGTAAACAAGCTGAACAAAAACAAAGATATGGATCAGAACAATCCTACTGACCTGGCAAGTGCTATCCAGGACTACTACAAATCAAACTAATCTCAAACAAATTCACACAGAAAGGTAAATGGTGAAAAACTATGGCTATTACACTTAATCAGATGAAAGAAGGCATGGCTGACAAAGTTAAAGTTGGCGTTGTTGATGTATTTCTGCAGGAATCAGCAGTTCTTCAGGACCTGCCATTCGATGATGATGCCGCAGTTGGCGGTGGTTCAACACTGACATACGGCTATGTGCAGGAAAAAATCCCTGGTCAGACATCATTCCGTGCGCTTAACACAGAATACACATCCAGCGAAGCACAGGTTGAAAAGAAAGCCGTTGAACTTAAAATCTTCGGCGGTTCATTCAAAATTGACCGTGTTGTTAACCAGGCAAAAAGCACATTCAACAATGTTACTTTCCAGATGAAACAGAAAATCAAATCTGCTGTTGCAACATTCCATGATGCAATGATCAACGGCGACGCTTCCGTTAATGCCGATGCTTTTGACGGCCTGGACAAATTCCTGGTTGGTCAGAAAAACGAGTACAACACAGACAGCTACATTGACCTGTCCACAAAAGCAAAACTGGAAGAAAATGCAGCAGAGTTTTATGAAAAACTCAAAAAGCTCATTTCTTCCACAGGTGCTCATGCTCTGTATGTAAACGACGATATGAAGCTGAAAATTGAATCCGTTGCCGCATACCTGGGTTACAAAACAGCATCCGAAGAAGCATTCGGTAAAACATACACTAAAATCGGTGATGGCGTAAAACTGGTTGACCTCGGCAACAAAGTTTCCGTTGACGGTGAATCCGTAACAGAAGAACCTATTATCGGCTTCAAATCTCGTTCAGTCGGTGGCGGTTCAGTAACAGGTCTGACAGACATTTATGCCGTTAGATACGGTGTAGAAGATGGCTTCCACGGCGTAACCCTGGATGGTGACACAGGTATTAAACAGTACCTGCCAAACTTCAACGACCCAGGTGCTGTAAAACTTGGTGAAGTTGAAATGGTTGCTTGCGTTGCTCTGAAACGCACATCATCAGCCGGTGTTCTGCGTAACATCAAAATCCACTAATACAGAAAGGTGAATTATCATGGCTAAATCAAAAGAAAAAATCGTTGAAACAACTGTTGAAGCTGAAGCTCCTGTTGTTGAAACAGTGGAAGAAGCAAAAGTAAAAAAATACCTTGTTGAAACACCAGTAGAGAATTTCTGTGGCATCGGTGCTGCAGGTATTCATTTCGCCTACGGCAAGGCAGAAGTACATGAAGGCTGGGTACTCGACTGGTACCGTGAACACGGCTACAAAGTAACAGAAATCAAGTAATAAAGGGGGTATTCCCTATGATTATTACAACAGATGAAGCAAGGGTTATTTTCCCTGACCTTGACTCTTGGACTGATGAAAAACTTTGCCGAAAGCTGAAAGCCATCGAACAAACCGTCCGCAGTTACACCAATAACAATTTTCAGGATAAAGCATACAGAAATACCGCTGATATAATCGGCGGTATTTTTGTTGTAAAAGGCTCAACTGCATTTGAAAGCGGTGATACTGTTATGGTTTCTTACGGCAAAAACAAAGGCGTTTTTACCGTGGATATGGTGACAATCCACTCTTTCACTGTACTTGAAGATGTAGTAGATGAAAGCAATATTATTGTCACAAAAGTGGTATACCCTGCCGATGTAGTGGATGCTGCCATTAATATGCTGAACTGGGAAGCAAATAACCGAGATAAAGTCGGTATAAAATCTGAAACGCTGTCCAGGTATTCAGTGACTTATTTTGACCAGGATGCCAGCAATCAGATAATGGGTTATCCGATCAGTCTGTTAGGCCCTCTTAAACCTTACAGAAAAATGAGGTGTTGATATGGGCAAAATAGGCGGCAACCTTTACGGCACCATCCAAACAAAAACGAAAACCGGTAAAAACAAACTCGGTGAAGCTGAACACACCTGGGAGAACAAATATACACAGCAAGGCTGGCTTGATATGCAATCTGCTGATAGTCGCAGAAGCACTTACAATGCCAAAATCGAAGAAAGCACACATATTTTTATTTGTGATTTCGATGTTGATATTTATGCCCTGCAAAATAAAGACACCCGAATGGTGATAAAAGGCATGGTCTATGATGTTAAGTTCATCGACAATCCGATGGAGATGGACGAACAGCTGGAAATCTACTTAAAGAAAGTGGGTGCTTATCGTGCCTGATGTTATATTTGAAGACTTTACAATTCAAGTAAAAGCGGAGCTTAATGACCGGCTTATCAGAGCGCTTGAAACTGCCGCCGCAACTATCGAAAGGTCGGCAAAGCGTAATACCAGAGTTGGCAGGGGCGGCGGTAGTGGTACAAAAGGCAAGTGGAAACATTTTGTTGACCCTGCTGCACTCGCAGCCTATATCGGCAATACCGAGGAAAACGCCATATGGGAAGAATTCGGCACTGGTGAATATGCCCTGAACGATGGCAGACAAACTCCGTGGTATGTTCCAGTCGAAGGGTACACCGGCAAGAAACGACCAACCTTTAATGGTAAAGTCGTTATTGTTTACGGCAAAAATGGCGTTGCTTTTTACAAGACCAATGGTAAAAAGCCATCAAGGGCGTTATATAAAGCGTTTGAAGCAAAGAAAAAGACAGTTGAAAAAATCTTTCATGATGAACTCGGAGGAATGAAGTGAGCAAGTTTGAATTTATTGATAAACAAATGGAACTCATAGGCATTCCTTATGAGTTTCTTGAATGGACACAGGACATTTCTTACCCATACTTTACCGGGGAACAGTCCACCCCTGAAGAAATATCAACAGAAGATGGGCGTGAAATAACTGATTTGATAATCACAGGTTGGCATCGTGGTAAAAAAATCACATTGCACGAATGCAATGAGAAAATCAAAAAGCATTTTCATCCTGTTCACGGCTTGCGTGGCGAAACAGAAGAAGGTGTAATCATTGTATTTTATGAGGGTGGTTTTTTTGTACCATCCGGCGAAGCTGACCTACACAAAATAGAAATACACTTAAAAATCTTGGAATGGAAAGGAGATTTTTAAACAATGAGCAAAATGGGCGTAAGCGGTTATACACCAACCACACCTGGAAATATTCCTCTTTCAGCAGGTACAATCCACAAGAACTTCAAGTGGAACACTGACAAACAGGAATGGGAAGGTCCTATTATCGGTGCCACATCCGGCGGTAACTCCGTAGAAATCAAAGGCGAAATCTTTAACATCGAAATTGACGGTGTGAAAGTTAAGGTAAAAGGCCTTGCTCTTATGAACGGCGGCACAGGTATTATGGAAGTAAACTTTGCCGAAGTCACAGAAGAAATCCTGGCTAAAAGTATGATTGCCGAAGCAGGTGAATCTGATGCTCCAGGTTACACAATGCTTCAGCCAAAATCAACAATCGAAGAAGGCGACTTCATCGAAAACTTTGCATTCGTTGGCAAAACAGCAAAAGGTAATAAATCTATTATCGTTATCTTTGAGAATGCTCTCTGCACTTCCGGTTTCAAACTTGAAGGTAAGACCAAAGAAAACTCTGTTATCAAGCTGACTATGGAAACATATGCAGACGATGACGGCGATCTTGAAACAATCCCGGTAAGAATTTATTACCCTGAACAGGCGGCTGAATAAGTCACCAAAAGATAAAAAAAGGAAGGTTATTTAATATGAGCGAAACAGTAAAAGAAAAAATCGAAGTTGCAGAAGATGTAACAATCGAAGCACCAAAACCTTATGAATTCAGACAGCTTTCATCTACTGATATTTTTCTGATGTCACGAATTATAAGCAAAATCGGCATTAATGAATTTGCAAAAGCCGCAGGTTCTGAAAATGTTGTTCAGCTTATTAAAAGCCTGACAGACGAAGAAAAAGAAAGTGACAATGGCGGTATTTTAGTAGCCGCCACAGCAGTTGCAGAAATCGCAAATGTTCTTCTCGCTAATATCGGCAACTGTGAAAAAGAGATTTATCAGCTCCTGGCACAGACTTCAAACCTGACAGTGGCAGAAATCACGGCACCAGGTAATGCGGTGATGTTTGTTGATATGATTTTTGATTTTGTAAGAAAAGAGGAATTTCCCGGTTTTTTCGAGGCTGTTTCTCGCTTGTTCAAGAAGAAATAACCGAATTTGATTTTATGGACTTGCTACATCAAAGGTATGCAAGTCCTTTTTCTTTTCTCGACAGAATGATTGAATCAGGGCGATTCGATGAGTTCATTATCGGTTTTTATACCGCAGTGAATAAAGAAAAGTCTGAAAAGCTGGAGTGGGAATTCTTCCTGCATAAGGTTTATGACAAATCGTTCAATGAGTTCAGAGAAGAAAATAAAACAACAAGCGAAAATCAAAATATGTCTTCACAGACCATTGAAGATATTATTAATCAATCCAAAAACATCATGAGAAACTTCAATCCCGAAAGGGGTGAGAATAACTAATGTTAGAGCTTTTTAAATTAGTTGGTAAAGTTCTAATTCAAAACGAGGATGCTCTTGCCGGACTGGATGAAACGCAGGAAAAGGCAAAAGAGACATCCGAAGAAATCAGTAAAAGTAATAAAAAAACAGACGATTCCAACAAGCAGTCCGCTTCCTGGTGGCAAAAGTTAAGAGGGATTGTCAATACTGATGGTGGTAGCATTATAGCTTCGCTTAAAAAAATCGGTACAGCTGTAATAGCGGCATTCTCGGTGAAAGCAATTATCAATTTTGGTAAGGCAATCATACAAGCCGCTGCCGATGCAAGTGCCGCCAGCGCACAGTTTTCATCTGTATTCGGTGACCTTGAAGCTGATGCGAAAAAAAGTCTTACATCCATAGCCAAAGAGTCCGGCATTGTAGAAAACCGCTTAAAGGGCAGTTTCACACAGATTGCCGCCTTTGCTAAAACTGCCGGTATGGACCAGGCAGAAGCGTTGGCTCTTTCTGAAAGGGCAATGAAAGCCGTGGCGGACAGTGCCGCCTTTTATGACAGATCACTGGAAGATACAACTGACAGCTTACAGTCATTCCTTAAAGGTAATTATGAAAACGATGCGGCTCTTGGTTTATCTGCAACAGAAACGACAAGAAATGCTGCAGCAAATAAGCTGTATGGTAAATCGTTCAAGGACCTTTCCGAAAGCCAAAAACAGTTAACACTTCTCCGGATGGTAGAAGAAGCCAATGCCCTTTCCGGCGCACTTGGACAGGCTGCAAGAGAATCTGATACTTGGTCAAACCAGACAGGCAACTTGAAACAGGCTTGGACAGATTTTATGGCTGTATTAGGCGATAATTTCCTTGTACCAGCTGTTATGGCGGTGAAAGGTGTAACTACTGTCGTTGTAGAACTCACCGGAAAAATACCTATTGTCATTGGCTGGTTTAAATCCCTGTATGATAGTGCATCGGTTTATTTCCCAGCTATCCAGCAGACTTTTTTATGGCTTTGGGATGCAGCACAAGTTGTTTGGCAAACTATCGGACAGCCGTTGTTCAATATTATGCTCACAATGATTGATTCATTGAAATCAATATATGAGCAATACATGCCGGAAATCGCCAGCTTTGTATCAGCGTGCTTCCAGGATATCCAAATGATGTGGGAAGAACATTTAAAACCTTGCTTTGAAGCAATCGGCAATTTCATTTCCACAGTGCTTGCTCCGTTATTTGATTTTGTTTTCAATACACTTATCCGTGGATTTATCGACACGGCATTTAATGAAATCAAACGACTATGGGAATACACACTTAAGCCAATCTTCACAGGCATTATTGACTTTTTAACCGGTGTATTCACTTTAAACTGGAGCCAGGCACTTACAGGCGTTTTGAACATAGTTATCGGCATTTTCAACAGTATTCGACTGGCTGTTGCAAAGCCAATGGAACTTGTAAAAAATATCGTAAATGAAGCGATTGAATTTATCAAAGATAAATTTAATTTTGAATGGCGACTTCCACATATCGCACTGCCGCATTTCAGCATAAGCGGTGGTTTTAGCCTTAATCCACCATCCATTCCGCATTTTAGTGTGGACTGGTATGCAAAGGCTATGAATACTCCAATGCTTTTGAAAGAACCGACAATATTCGGTTTTGACCCTGTAACAGGTAAAGCAAGGGGTGGCGGTGAAGCCGGTACAGAAGTAGTATCCGGTGCAAATACTCTGATGAGTATGATTCAGGCCGCCGTTGGTATAAACAACGAAGCTATGATCGCTGTACTGTATAAAATCCTTGAAGCGATTATCACTATGGACGAAAATATGGGCGGCAATCTCCGTGAAGCACTGGACGGTATGTCCTTTGATGTAAATAAGCGTGAATTTGCAAGACTTGTTAAGGGGGTGACTTAATCCGTGCTTGAAAAACTGCAATATAAAAATCACATGAATGAAGTGCTTGAATTCGGCACAAAAGACCTTTTTGTGAATGAAAATGATTTAAGGGATTTTGCATGGGAACTCACCTCTAAAAACAACAGAATATCAGGCTTTAAAAGAGTAATTGTTTCAAAGAAACTTCCTGTTCTAATAAAGGCAAAAACTGAGGCGGAAGGATACCGGCTTCGAGATAGGCTTTTTGAAGTTTTTGAAAAAGATGTACTTGCTGAAAAACACGGAGAAATCATAATCGGTGATTATCATATGAAATGTTTTGTTACAGCTTCGGGCAAATCCGAATACCTGAAAGCAAAAAGTTATATGAAAAACAACCTCACTGTAAAAACGGATATGCCCTATTGGGTAAAGGAAACCACCACAAGGTTTAATTACAATGCTTCTCAAGCTACCGGCACAAACATGGACTACAACAGGGATTTTCCATCAGATTATGCATCAAATCTGATTAACGCATCTTTGATAAACTCCAACTTTGTTTCATCAAACTTTAAAATGATGATTTATGGTGCCTGCAGCAATCCTGTTGTAACCATCGCCGGACATAATTATGCTGTAAATGTTTCTGTTGCAGAAAATGAGTATTTGACAATAAACAGCATCGACCAAACTATCATTTTGACACATTCTGATGGTAGTACAGAAAACTGTTTTAACCTGCGCAACAGAGATTCATATATCTTTGAAAAAATACCTGCTGGCGTGCTGACTATTGCATCAAGCGCCAATTTCAAATTTGACGTTGTTCTCCTTGAAGAAAGGAGCGAACCAAAATGGGCTTAGATTTGATATACATGAACACTAAAAAGGAAGACATCGGTGTAATGAAAGATTATACCTTCGATCTTGCTTTTGGTTGTGATGAAAACAACTTTGAATGTTCAATTATGAGCAGTAACCATTGTTGCTTTCAAGACTATTTTTTGTATATTGAAGGCACTGAATATGGCGGTATCATTGATGATATAGGTGTTGATACAGATAAGGGTGATGTCACATATTATGGCCGTACATGGCATGGTATTTTGAACTCAAAAGTTCTTGAACCGGATGTCGGTGAAAACTACCTTGTTTTGTCCGGAGAAGCAAACAGTGTACTTGCTACACTTATCAACAGAATGGGGCTTTCTTCCCTGTTTATGGCTTCCACAGAGAACTCCGGCATAACTATCACCAATTATCAAATGCACCGATATATTGCCGGATATGACGGTATAAGGAAGATGCTGAAAGAATCTGGCGCAAAATTGAAAATGTCATTCAATATGATAGACGATGAAGGCTTTGTGGTTCTTTCTGCAAAGCCTATTGTTGACTATTCACAAGATGAACAGTTTGATACCAGTCAGATTGATTTCAAAGTTAAGAAAAAATACAATCCGACAAATCATGTTATTTGTCTCGGAAAAGGCGATTTGTCAGAGCGTGAAGTAATCCATGTGTATGCTGATGAAAGCGGCAATATCGTAGAAAATCAAGTATTTACCGGCCTTGATGAAGTTACAGACATTTATGAGAATGTAAATGTGACGGACAGTGATGAACTGAAACAGGGCGGCATAGACAAGATAAAAGCTGCATGGGCTTCCAACGAGCTTGACTTCAATTTTACAGATGATGATGAAAGCTATGATATAGGCGATATTGTAGGTGCTTCTGAATACATAACCGGTATTACAGTAGCAACTGATATCGCAAAGAAAATGGTGAAAATCAGTAGTAAAAATACACTGACTATTTCTTATGAATGTGGTGAAAACAGCATTATATTAACACCGGATAAAGAGCCAGCTAAAAAGGATGATAACTCAACTCCTGTGATTAGCGCAGTGCTGGGTGTAGCTACACTTGACAATTTGATGCTTCAATAAAAACAAAAGAAAGGGAGAAACACAATGGCACATTTAATCACAGGCTATGCAGGTTATGAACATATCAAATCAGCAGACCAGGGTTCTTTCAATGCAGCCTTTTTTGGCGATGGTCAATATGTAATGGAAATCGGCTCACAGTTAGGCGCATCCATTATAGATAACAACACTGTCAGAGTTTATAGCGGTGACGGCCTTATGTTTGGCAGACACTTCAGAATTGATACAGGCAGTCACGAGGATGTAACAATCACTACAGGTGCAGCCGGCACCAATAGAATCGACCTGATTTGTATGACTTACAAGAAAAATGAAACAAACGGCACAGAACAGGTTTATTTGGAAGTTATCAAGGGAACACCAGCAGCTTCACCAAAAGAACCGACTTATACAACAGGTAACATTCTTGAAGGTGCAGTATTCAATCAGATGCCGCTTTATAGGGTAAATATTTCAGGCGTTGCCTTAACAGGTGTAACACAGCTTTTTGAAAAAATACCAACATATAAACAGCTTGCTGAAGAATACGCCAATGAATTCAGAAGGGCGGCAGAAAATGCAATCGAACAATTTGCTGACGAAGTAAACGCCTATAAAAACGCTGGCACTTATACAGGTAATGGCAGTGCAACAGAAAGAAGAATTACTATTGGTAAAGGTGTAAATGCTGTTTTCATAAACGGTTTTAAATATATGGCAATAGTGTCAGGGTATGGTGCGATTTATAAAAAGAACACTGAAACAACAGTGCATGGTTTGACTTGGAATGAAGTAATGCTGTCAGACGGTGTGTTGATTATAAAAACCAACAGTGAAGTTTTAAACAGCAATACTAATGTTTACCAATATCAGGCTTTATAACCACAATAGAAAAAATCGGCTCACCTTAATCGGTGGGCCTTTTTTAATACACAAAATCAGAAAGGACAAAAACATCATGAAGAACTCAATTCTTACTGGCATTGGTGTTGTCGGTGGCTTTATAGCTTCCCTTTATGGTGGCTGGACAGAAGCTATGACAACACTCTTTATTTTTATGGCTATGGATTACTTTACCGGCTTAATTGTTGCCGGAGTGTTCCATAAGTCACCGAAAACGGAAACCGGCACACTTGAAAGCAGGGCCGGTCTGAAAGGTCTTATCCGTAAGGGTGTAATATTGGCTATTGTTTTGGTAGGACACCGCATTGACCTGGCATTCGGCACGACATACATAAAAGACGGCGTGTGTATTGCTTTCATTGCCAATGAGCTTATCAGTCTTATAGAAAATGCCGGTCTGATGGGCGTTTATGTTCCACCCATAATTTCAAAATCTATTGATCTGTTGAATAAGAAAGGTGAGGGTGAAAATGGCAACGAAGTATAAAGGCATTGATGTTTCAAAATGGCAGGGTAAAATCGACTGGCAGAAAGTGAAAAATGCCGGTGTGAAATTCGCTATACTGCGTGGCGGTTTTGGCAGTCTGATTTCACAGAAAGACGCATATTTTGAAACAAACTATGCAAACGCAAAGGCAGCAGGCATCCCTGTTGGCGTTTACTGGTACAGCTATGCTACATCAGTAGCACAGGCAAGACAGGAAGCACAGACTTGTTTGCAGGTGTTAAAGGGTAAACAGTTTGAATATCCAATCTACTTTGACATTGAAGATAGCTCACAGGTTAAGCTCGGCAAAGAAAAACTGACCGCAATTTGTGAAGCATTCTGTGATACCCTTGAAAAGGCAGGCTATTTTGTAGGCGTGTATGCAAATACAAACTGGTTTACAAACTACCTTGACCGTGAAAAACTTGCCCGGAAATACACAATATGGCTTGCTGACTATCGCAGTGCATATAACAAAACATATAAAAGGGATATGCACCAATACACCAGCAGTGGCAAAGTCAACGGCATTTCCGGCAATGTTGATATGAACACTTGCACAAGAGATTTCCCGACAATCATAAAAAATGCCGGTCTGAACGGCTACACAAAGAAAACAGCACAGTATACAATCATCACAAAAGCAATGAGCGCAGGAGATAAAAAAACTATCTGCGCACAGCTGGACAAGCTGAAAATTGATTATACTGTTACAGAAGTAAAATAGTTATTCGCTTTAAAATTCCTTATAACGAATAACTTTTGATTTATAACGAATAACAAGCTGTTCGGTAATTCCGAACAACTGAACCTGTCGGAAAAACTGACAGGTTGATACTATAAAAAATACAAAAGAAAGATTTATTATTTTTTCGATATATTGTTGCAAACATAAAGGGAGCAGGGTTTTATACCTTGCTCCCCTTTTTTTATTGCTATTTTTCATTTATAGCTTTCGCCTTTTTGATTATGTATTCAATATCAGCATCAGACCAACCGCCCTGCTGTAAATATCGCCTTGTTCGTTGCTCGCCGTCCTGTTTGATTTTAATTGCCATTCTTTCAGCTACAACGGCCCTGTGTTCTTCGTGCCAACCCATATTTTTATCCTTTCTATCAGTAAATCACATTTTCCTTTGCCAGCATCAGAGGTAAGACAAAGAACATTATTATAAATACGCTGGCTGTCAGATCCGTGGTAAGCTGTGCTGCTATCCACGCCAGGAACATCAGGATGATTGCCACAGCCTTGTTTTTCCCTGTGTTTCGCCTTGATTTTCTTTTCCTCATTGTAAGCCTTTCTGCCGGGATATACCGCCCGGCTCGGTGTCCATTAATTATTGCTCTGATTCTTTGCGCTTTGCGTTTTCTGCAAAATCTACAAGGGTTTGAATAACAACTGCTGTGTAGCCGTTCATAGTAAGACCTAATACCAGGTCTTTCGCTGTGGAAAGTGTAAATTTCATTGGAATGCCTTCACTCCAGCTGGCCCATCTTGTTTTATTGTCAATCTTGGTTACAAGTTTAGTAGTTCCATCAGGCTGAACCACACCTACAAATACGTTGAATTTTATACCTTTTGCCATAGTTGTTTCCCTTTCTGCTTAATAGAGGTTGTCGGCTATGTAAAGTCCGTCTTTCAGATAATGCTTCATGCAGCGTTTAAATGATTTAACAGCATCCACGAATGTTTCTTCATCTTCAAATGCTATCTCCTGAAGCTCTTCATCGTCAGCTTCATCCGGTACTATGTAAATCCAGTCGCCATAATAGGCATCTTCATTGTTCAGGGATTTCACGATTGTGTTCATTGCTTTCAGCAGTTCAAATTTTTCAATACTTGCTTTCATAGTTCTTTCCTTTCTGTATCTTTGTCCGATAAAAATGTTCATAGTGTTCCTTTTTTATGAGGGGGCGGTGGTTAGCCGCCCGGTGTTTTATTTACATCTGAAATCAACGATTGCTTTTGCTTCTTTTAGTGTGCTTGCTTCTGCAACAGGGTTTCCAATGTCAAGGTGCAAGCCTATATTGTCTCGCCAGTATTTGCATATCTGCCATTTGTTTGTTACAAGGTTTTTTTCTATGTAGTGGTCTCTGTAATTCCAACCGCCTAAAAATCTATCTTTTTGTGCTTTGTATGCCATTTTATTTACCTCTTTACAAATTTTACTATTTTGATATAATAGAGGGTAAGCAAGGGGGCTTTGAGTGGTGCCTTTTGGCTTATCGGCTTACTGTTACCGCAGTAAGTCTTTTTTTATACTCGTTAAAGTATTTAAGCCTTTGTTCAGCTGTGAGACTGTCGAACTGTTTACTGGTCATTCGCTCACCCCCTTTGCTATTCTATTTTTTACCTTCCTTTCTTTCGTTTGCCCCTTGCTTATCCTACTGTAGATATTATAGCACTAATATTCGTGCAATTCTATTGACATAATGCACGAACTTTCGTTTAATTTTTGTGTATTTTTGCACTTGTTTTCGTGCAATTTGTGGATATATAATATTCACAAAGGGGGTGCAGTTATGCCACTACAATTTAAAATCAATATTATGGATGCTTTAAAGCAAGCAGGGTACAATTCCAACCGCATCAGACAAGAGGGATTGTTGAGTCAGTCAACACTCCAAAAACTGCGAAACGGCGGTCAATTATCCTGGTCAAATATCGAAACACTTTGCCGTCTATTAAATAGCCAGCCGGGTGATCTGCTGGAATATGTAGAAGAATAGAGAAAACGCCACAGGCTCAAAACCTGCGGCGTTCATTTTTAATATTCATCCGGCTTTTCTAAAAAGGCGAGCCAGGTTCTTCCGTATTCAAATTCCATCAGCAAATCCAATTCAGAACCGGCACACCATACACCGACAATACCATAATCATCGTGCTTATCAATGATGGCTGCATAAACTGTACCGTGGGGGAACAGCTTCACCCAGGCATGAAAACCAGCACCACGTTCTTCAAATTCAAGTTGTAATTCACGCAGGGTAAGCGGCTCCTGATGGTATTCTCCATTGAACAAGTTTACACCATAACCTCGTTTGAGTAAGTCTTGAACATTCATTTTTAACCATCCTTTGCAGTTTGATTTTGTATATTTTGCATAATGCTTATAAAACACTGAAAATGGTATAATATTAGATAATCATTCAGTAGCACCGGATTTCTTACCGATGATCTGAATGCCGTAACTTGACCTTTTTTCAGATGGTACTCGTTTTCCGTAACCACCTAAATGTTCATCAATAGCGTTGAGGGCGCAATAATGACTTTTATAAATATTATCGTCACCTGGTACATCAATAACCCATCCGTCACCATAGCCTGTTGCTATGTGATTTCTGTACTTTATCGGCTTGTTTGCCTTGCCGTTTACATCTTTCCATTTTATTCGTATCACCGTCATTTAAAATCAATCCTTTCTACATATGAGATTAATATCTATGATGGATGTGCGGCTAATGTTGCACACAATGAAATCGACCTGAAAAATCCAAAAACAAACCGTATGAATCCCGGTTTTTCCGACCAGGAAAGAGAAAAATTCGGTATGCTGCTGGATGCAGGCCACACAGATACTTTCCGC